CAATGGAGGACAAAAATGAATAGATTTTCACTGAAACAAAAGGGGAGTAAACGGAAGAAGCCACCCCCGCGATTGATGCTCATAGGTGACCCCGGGATTGGTAAAACAACCTTTGCGGCAAACGCCAACAGCCCAATTATTGTGGCAACCGAAAGTGGCAGCGTAGGCATTGATGTGCCCACGTTACCCGTCGATGGCACTTGCCAAACGTGGCGCGATGTTGTCGATGCCATAGATGTACTTATCGAAGAAGACCACCCCTACAAGACGGTCGCAATCGATACTTTGGATAGCGCAGTGTCTCTCTTAGAGAAGCAGGTGTGCGAGTTGGATTTTGGTGGTGTTATGAATGCGGCAAGGGGCAAAGAGGGCTTTAACTCTTTTGGCAAGGGCAACGCAGTGGTTGCTCAGAGGTTGAAAGAGTTCCTGCACACCAAACTCGACTTGCTGCAGCAAAAGGGCATACAGGTGCTGCTTCTAACGCATACAGGCGCTGCTAAGGTGAGCAATTCACTTAGTCAAGACTTTACAGCGTGCGCAGCATCCTTGCCTAAACAGAGTCTTGCGGTGGTTAACTCTTGGTGTGACCAAATTGGTCATGCTTGTACGGACGTACGGGTTATCCAACGAGAAGGTGAAAAGAACAAAGCTCAGGCTGTGGGCTCAGAGCGTTGGTTGGTGTTTGAGCCTGAACCCGGACGCTTAGTTAAGAGCAGGGTTGGCTATGAGATGCCCGCTAGGATTCCATTTAGCTATTCAAACTATGTGGAGACAATGGGGGTAGACCTAACAACAGATGAAGCAAACAAATGCGTAGAGCTTTTAGCTACGGTTTCAGAAGAAACACTTGAGACTGCCATGAGCAGCCTTAAGAAGACAACAAAACTTAACAATATTGATGATTTAAACAAAGATGTCCTAGCGGGTTTAGGGTTAGACAAGCTGCGACAACTTAACAATTGGCTTATTACAAAAGCCATATAGGAGTGAATAATGATTAGTTATCCTGACAACAAAACAGCAGTGGAGACAAACGTACCTCAAGAGGGTGATTTTATCTTCCCAAAAAATACTTATGACTTCAGCATCACAAGTGCTGCCCATAAGACGTACAGAACAGGCACAGAGGGCATCGAAATTGAGTTGGAAGGCTACTATGCCTCCGGCAAAACATTCCGCTGCTTTGACCGGGTTTTCCTGACTGCCAATGCGATGTGGAAGTTTGACCAATTCTTGGCGGGCCTTGGAATGTCCAAGCGCCCTGAGAATGACGATGAGCTTTCGGGTTTAATCGGCAAGAAAGGTAAGGCTGTTATCGGACCAAACGATGACGGTTACCCCAAGGTGCTCAAGTACAACGAAATTGAAGTCGCAGAGGATTGGTCCAAAGTCGGACCCCCTGCTATCCAAACTTCAGAGGATGTACCTTTTTAGTATTGCCATAGTGCATTCTGCACGCTAACACTAATCAGTGGGCGCAATCCGTGTGGGTATCCTTTCCTACTCCCCTACACCCGTTCGGGTTGCGTCCCTTTAAGGGGAAAACAATGAACAATCACGAGTATATAGAGAATATTGACCTCGCTGCGGCCATAGCCGGATTGAGTCAGAACGTCAAAAGTTTGACGGAAGTTATTTCAACACTAAAGAAAGAAAGTAAGACAAAGAAAGAAAATATATCTAGTAAAATAAATAATAATATAAATACTAATAGTAAATATATATATAATAGCAAGGACTGTGCCAAAATCAACGAGGTTGTGGCGCATTATAAGACCTATCATCCAAACGCTCTCAAGCGCCTCTCTAAGAAGAGTAAAACCTTTTTAGGGGTAAAGGGTCGGCTAGGGGATGGATACAGCGTGGCGGAGCTTGTGGAGGCTGTGGACGGTATGCACAAGTCACCTTTCCACTTAGGTCAGAACGATCAGAAGACAAAGTATCTTTCCTTGGAGCTTTGCATGCGAAGTGCGGAGCAGGTGGAGCGGTTCATAGCTATTGCTCGGGATGACTCCCCGAACATGGGCGTGAACACAATGAAAACAGTTAGCGCAGCACAGGAGTGGTTAAAAAATGGATAACGAAGGCAGCATGTATTTTTTCAAGAGCCCATTCAATAGGCTCAACAAATTAATTTGCTCTATTTTTGGGTGCGTAATGCATCGCGTCACGGCAATGGCTTTTCCTCAGGATGAAATGGAGCCCATCGAGATATTGCTCGTTTGCCCGCGATGTAAGCAAGCTCATTGCCATTTGTGGCCGCATGTTAGCGGGGACGATATGGTGGACGATATGCTAAACGGGGTTGAATTTATGCCCGACTTTGATATTAAAAACAGAACTTTAAACTAAGGGGAAAACAATGTTAAGAGAATCAACAGTACATTTACCGGGTGGCGCAAGTAGGTTCGGGGGCGGTTATCAGGATACCGCTATGTTGGTACGCAACGAGTCTAAATTTGATACCTATACGGGCCCGGTCAGAACACAACATGATATGACCCCTAAAGAGATAGCTGCCTTGGAAAAGCACTATGGGGCCAAGATAAATATGGACGTTGTAGTGGATACGCATGGAACAACGGACGATGCAAGCATTTGCAACGGGTGGTACCATGCACAACATCGACGCAGACAATTGGCGAAGGAGGCATGGGAAGCGAATGGAGAAAACAGACAAGATCAAATTTCTTGAGGTATTGACGGCATTGAGTGACCTCTACGATGCACCCATCTCTCAGGGCAGCATCGGTTTATATTGGGAAACCCTAAAGGGCTATCCCCTTGATGCCTTCATAGAGGCAGGGCGTTCACATGCTGAAACAAGCAAGTGGATGCCCAAGCCATCTGACTTTATCGACGCTATGAAACGTGGCGATATGGACGCAGAGCAGCAGAGTGCTTTGGCTTGGCTAAGTGTCGTTAACGCGGTGCGTGACGTTGGCTCCAACAGGGGGGTGTGCTTCGATGACCCGCTGATACATGCGACGATACGATCGTTGGGTGGGTGGATTGCTCTTTGCAGGAGCAAGTCGCAGTACTTTAACAGTACCGTAAGGGCATCGTTCATCAAGACGTATGCCCACATGCTATCGTGCGCCCAAAGTGGAAACGTACTTGGCACCCTTAAGAGTCTTGAGCCCCTCTATGGGGCAGAGAAGGGTAGCGACATGATAAACGTAGCTACGGGGTTGCCAAGGGGACCGCAACACAAATTATTACAGGCACATGCCTCAGATATGGAGAAACAAAATGATGGGATTGACAAGCTTGTACACAGAGTTTCAGAGGCTACGAAAATCTGTGGCTCTTCACGACGAAGCCCTGAGCAAGATGTTCAAGGAAAAGAAAGTAGTAGACAAAAGGTCAAAAGCCCTGCAAGGAATGATAGAACGTAGGGTTGAAAAGAAAATAGCACGGGAGGAGGACTTAAGATATGTTGAACTCGATATCGAAAGATTGGAAGCACATGAACGAGAAGGAGAAGCAAAGGTGGGAGGACTTTTACAGGGACAACCCAATCAAGCCCGACAGGGGGGAGATGCCTTGGGAAAAATATAAGGGTGGCTACCTTCCTAAAAGACGCAAGATAGAGAATATACCTTGGAGAAAAGATGACACCTAGAAAGAACTTTGAGTCTCAGTCAGATTTAGAAAACGAGACTGCCGCTCTTGAAGCTCTTGGTGTGTCCGATAAATATGATTTCTGTAAGTTGCCCATTAGTTACAGATTGGATTTTGCGATGATAAGAAAGCGGGCAGGAGGACAATGGTTTGGAGCCAACATCATCGCATTTGTAGAAGTAAAGTGTCGCAAGGGGAAATCGACTGACAGGGACGATTTCTCTATAAGCGCATTGAAAATAACGCATGGGCTGCTGCTTGCCCGCGCGACCGAAAAGCCTTTCCTTCTTGTTGTAAAATGGGAAGATGAGACTTTGGTGTGTAGTGTGGCGCAAGTGGATTGGAGAATACAGATGGGCGGCAGAGTGAAGACTCGCAGGGATGGCGCAGATGTAGAGCCAATGATGACTTGCGTAATAGAGAAAAGTTTTATGACACCTAAATCATTTTTTAGTAGGAGGACAAAATGAATAAGATTTTGGAGGATATAATTGATATACTCGTTGTTATGGCTATTTGCGGGTTTGGCGTGCTGCTTCTGTTTATTGGAGTTGGCTGCGCTAGGATCGTACCTCTTGATGGCGTGCGCTATCAAAATATGCACACGGGATGTGTATCAGATTTACGTGGAGAACCTGATAGTTGGTGCGAATGAGCGGCTTGAGGAGTCGGCGCAAAGGACACAACTACGAGAGGGAGCTTGCGCGGCTATTCAAAGAACACTTCCCTCACCTCGACATCAAAAGAGGCTTGGGTCAGGTCAGGGGCGGCGATCAAGGCCCGGACGTAGACATGCCGTTGTTTTGGGTGGAGGCGAAGAGGCACAAGAGGTGCAACGTCAAGGCGGCGCTGAAACAGGCAATAGAGGATTCTTCAGCAGATGATCAGAAGCGCATCCCGGTAGCAGTTTGTAAGAACGACCGCGAGGAATATGCAAGCGTGAGCATGAAATTGGATGACTTCTTGGTTATCTTAGAACGGCTATTACCATGCGAATAACGGGTGCGATAGCAGTTGTTCTTCTTATGCCATGTTGCGAACTTCCAAAAGAGATCTTATGTACAAGCCATTGTTGGAACGTTCGGGACTGCGCCCAAGAGAATGACCCCAAACACCGGGTTGATAGCTTGTTGCCTGTCGAGGAATGCGCCGCATACTGTGAAGAGCGATGGAGCTACGGCGAATTGAATGATGCGTATAAGAAACACAAGAAGTATAATCATGACCATGAACTAAACAGAGGAGTAAACGGATGCAAATACTTGAGCTACTTCGCAAGGAGATACGGAGCAGGAGCAGAATGCATCGATGGGGTCGTTAGTGTCAGTGTTGACGGTGAAATTTATGACTGTTACGTGAGATAAAAATGAATCGCTACGTTCGGTGTTGACTAAACAGTACGTCCCACAGTTGTGGGTTCAGGTTCTGAAATAGAATCATCCCCCGGGCCGAATTTTCTGCGAGGTCTTCGTTGCATATATGAACCACACCGCTCTCCGACCCATACTCCTTTGTCCTGTCGTCCATCCACATGTTGCTTAGAATAACGTGCCATATCTCGTGTATAAGAGTGTGGCGCTGCCCTGCGTAGTCGAGTTTGCTGCTGATGGTTATCTTGCGCTCAGAGAAGCAAGTTAAACCGTCAAGCTCTTCACCATCTAGTTCCACCTTCTCTTCACACGACAAGCGAAACCTGCCCCAACCTATATTGAAATAAGCGACACCCTTTTTGCGTAATTGTTCAATCAACTGCAATGTTATACTCCTCTAGTATGTGGGGAATTTCCCTACACCTATTTTCATCCCAAAGTTGCCGAACGGCGATTCTGCGATTGCCCATGTACATATATGCGCCGGGGCATCTCTTCATGGGGTCTTTTGTGGCTTCAGGGAGTTCAGTATGACCCCATACATCAACTGCCCCTAGAAAACGGCACAGAGAGGCGCTCAGGAGGTCTACGGCATACTTTTGGTAGGCGGTTGGGTGCTCATGGTTGAAGTCCCCTCGAACAGCTATCGCTATGGCTTTTGTGTTCCATCGGCGTGCGTGGACCCCACAATCTTTCAGGTTTAAGCACTGAAATGTCTTGCTATAATCTATGACAAAATGGTAAGGGGTGCTACCACCCGTGAGCCCAATCTTCGGGTGGTATTGGAACCACTTTGAAACATGGAGCCCAAAATTATGTTCACTATTAGCTATTGCATCTGCACTTTCGCAGTACTCACACTCATGCGAGTTGCAATTTAACTTCGGGCCTATCCTGTGGATGACCACCTTCTCAGGTGCCCTTAAGCGTCTTGATTTACCATCGTCAGATTCTTCGATGATGTTGATACACTTTAGTTTAAAATCCATAGCATCGTACTCGACTCTACCATGAAAATTGCAATCCTCCAACTGCTCCCCACTCAGGTTTGGTGAAGGAGTCAAGCTCGGCTTCTCCGTAGAGTTCACCAAAAAGCTGTAGTCTCTTTGAGGCATTGAGCTTCGCCCCAACTGCTGCGCGAATGCGTTCAGCACCAAGCTCAGTATATATTGTAGCGCATCCACTGCCCTCTTTATATTTTTTAGCAGCGGCAAGCTCCTGCTCTACTTTTTTTCGAGGGAGTCTACCCCCGCTATCACCTTGGCTTTTAGTTGGTCCCTCTGAAGGCGAACCTCTTTGGCCTTAAGCAAGGTGCGACACGCATTGTAGCCAAGGGCAGAGAGCACCGCGAGTGCTGCCGATATACCCGCAGCGAGTAGAGGGTTCTCTACGTGTCCACCATTCTGTATTGCTTCAAGTGCAGTAGCAATTGCAGGTAGTAATATGGACGCTGCTATGCCTAGCTTGGATGCCGTCCACTCTGTTGTTTGTTTACCATCTTTCATGTTTTCTCCTTATACGCTCCCTACGTCTGTAACTATAAAACTAAAACCGAAATGGTAGGTGTTCGGGGAAAACGAAGGGAATGCTATTTGAATGTCTAAATAAGATACTGTTGGAGATGTAGTGTTATCTATAAATATCCACCATCCAGCCGCGCTGCCCGTATTTCTCCACATTGGGAGAAGCAGAGCGGTTGCACTATCGCTCAGGCGTATGGCCAACTCCACGCGATAGTTCCAATTTGAATAGCTCGGGTTGGGAATCC